TATTATTCAGTCGTGGGATACGGCGTACGAAACGACTAATCGTTCGGACTTTTCTGCGTGTACGACGTGGGGTGTCTGGACAACTGAGGAAGGTGAGACAAACATCATCCTCTTAGATGCTTATAAAGCACGACTTGAGTTCTATGAATTAAAGAAGAAGGTGTTAGAACTGCATAAAGAGTATGAACCTGACGCATTAATCGTGGAAAAGAAGGTATCAGGTATCTCGCTCTACCAAGAATTGCGTCGGATGGGTGTGCCGGTGTCAGAGTTCACCCCTAGTAAAGGCAACGACAAGATAACTCGACTCAATTCGGTGTCTGACATCATTCAGTCGGGACGTGTGTGGGTGCCAAACACTCGATGGGCAGAAGAACTTATTGATGAAATTGCAGCTTTCCCCGCAGGCGAGCATGATGACTATGTGGATGCAACTACGCTAGCATTAGCAAGGTTTAGGAATGGCGGATTTTTGCGCCTTCCAACAGATGAACCCGATGAGTTGCAATACTTCCGTGGGTTCCGTGGCGCTAAGCGTGGGTACTACTTAAGTTAGGAATGAATCATGGCTATTGATAAAGCACTGTACGAGATGCCCGAAGGACTTGAAGCCTTGGCGCTTGAAGAAGCTCCTATTGAGATTGAGATCGAAGACCCTGAATCCGTAACAATTGGTGTAGGTGGGCTTGAGCTTGAGATTGAACCGGGGGATGAAAACGAGGAAGAAGAGTTTGACTCTAATCTAGCCGAGTTCATGAAAGAAGGTGATTTACAAAAAATTGCCAGCGATGTGATGGAGATGGTTGAAGCGGACATTACTTCGCGTAAGGACTGGGTTGATACTTATGTTAAGGGCTTGGATGTATTGGGCCTTAAATATGATGAAGTTACTGAGCCTTGGGATGGTGCTTGCGGGGTGTTCTCAACACTGCTAACTGAAGCAGCGATTCGCTTCCAAAGCGAGTCCATCATGGAGACATTCCCGGCAGGTGGGCCTGTAAAGACGCAGATTATTGGTCAGTTTACCCCTGCTATTGAAGAAGCAGGTAAGCGCGTGAAGGCTGATATGAACTATCAGCTAACTGACAAGATGCCTGAGTATCGGTCAGAGCACGAGCGTGCGCTGTGGGGTGTGGCGCTAGCAGGTTCGTCATTTAAGAAGGTCTACTACGACCCATCGTTAGAACGCCAAGTTTCGTTCTATGTACCTGCCGAGGATGTCATTCTTCCTTATGGTGTAACAAACATTAGACGTACAGACCGCCTTACGCACATCATGCGTAAGACTAAGAATGACATTAAAAGACTACAGGTAAACGGGTTCTATCGGGATGTTGATCTTGGTGAGCCTTACGCCAGTCAGACCGATATTGAGAAAGCCAAGGCGCAGAAAGAAGGTCAAGAACCAACTAAAGATGATCGGTATCAGATATGCGAGGTGCATATTGAATATGACTTGCCGGGGTATGAGGAAGAACTACCACTGCCCTACGTCATCACTATCGACAAGAACACTAATAAAATCCTCGCTATCCGCAGGAATTATAAAGAAGACGACCCTCAGAAACGTGCACGTCAGCACTTTGTACACTATATGTACATTCCTGGGTTTGGTGCTTATGGCTTCGGGTTGATTCACATTATCGGTGGCTACGCCACAGCGGGCACTATGCTGATCCGTCAGTTGGTGGACGCAGGGTCGCTATCTAATCTTCCCGGTGGGTTAAAGGCTCGTGGGCTGCGGATTAAAGGTGATGACACACCCATCGCTCCGGGTGAATGGCGAGATGTGGATGTGCCGGGGGGTGCGATCAGGGACAACATTCTGCCGTTGCCTTACAAAGAACCCAGTCAGGTTCTCCTCGCCTTACTAAACCAAATCACCGAAGAAGCGCGAAGGCTCAGTGGTATGGCTGATATGAAGATCAGCGATATGTCGAGTCAGGCTCCGGTGGGTACGACGTTGGCACTGCTTGAGCGGCAGTTAAAAACAATGGGTGCTGTACAGGCTCGCATCCATGCGGCGATGAAAGAAGAGTTCAAGCTCTTAAAAGAAATTATCAGGGAGTACACCTCACCCGATTACAGCTATGTACCGCAAGATGGCACACCACAGGTTAAGGCTGAGGACTACGACATCGTAGAAGTTATTCCTGTGTCTGACCCCAACGCCTCGACAATGGCTCAGCGGGTTGTGCAGTATCAAGCTGCGTTGCAGTTGGCTCAGGGTGCTCCTCAACTCTACGACTTACCACGTCTGCATAGGCAGATGTTGGATGTGTTGGGTATTCCTAACGCTGACAAACTTGTACCACTGCCTGATGATCAGAAGCCTAAAGATCCGGTGACTGAGAATATGAACTCGCTTAAAGGTGTGCCGCTCAAGGCGTTTATTTATCAGGATCATCAAGCGCATATCACAACACATATGTCGTTTATACAAGATCCCAAAATTGCACAGATGGTTGGGCAAAGCCCTATGGCGCAGCAGATGCAGGCTGCAATGATGGCTCACGTTGCTGAACATTTAGGCTATCAATACCGTCAAGAAATTGAACAGCGCGTTGGTGCACCATTGCCTGGGCCAGAGCAAAACATATCTGAAGCTGAAGAATTAGCTATGGCTAAGTACGTAGCAGAAGCAGCTCAACAAGTGCTCCAGATCCATCAAGCTCAAGCTGCACAGCAACAGTCCCAACAGATGGCAGCAGATCCGCTGGTTCAGATGCAACAGCAAGAGCTTCAGATCAAAGGTATGGAGCAGCAACGCAAAGCTGCTAAGGATCAAGCTGACGTTGCGCTGGCTCAGGGTAGGCTACAGAACGAGCGTGAGCGGATCGCTCTTGAGGCTCAGAAGGAAAACATCCGACTGCAAAGCCAAGATAAGCGCGAGGATAAAAAGATCCAAGCTGACATCCTTAAATCTGTGATGAAACGAGGTGGTTAATGGCTCATGAGCGGCAAATGCTGGATCACTTATTTAACAAACTCAAAGAACGAGAGCGAGAAGTAAGTGACGCAATGGCTGAAGGAAACTGTAAAGACTTTGCTGAATATAAGAATTTGTGCGGCGTAATCCAAGGTCTGCGCCGTGCAAGGATGGAAGTACAAGACCTTGTGCAACGATATGAGGAATTTGAAAATGACTGATGCAGCTCAAGCTGTGATTGAAGACGTTCAGCAAAAAGCCAAGCAATTGCCGATTGTTAAAGGGTATAAGATTCTTTGTACCTTACCTAACATCGAAAATAAGTTTGATAGTGGGATTATTAAGGCAGATGCTACCGTCAAGTTTGAAGAGTTACTGAGTAACGTGCTCTTTGTTGTAGCACTTGGTGATATGGCATATGCCGACCAGAACCGATTCCCCACGGGACCGTGGTGTAAACCAGGGGATTTTATTATTACCCGTGCCAACACCGGCACTCGCATCAAGATTCACGACCGCGAGTTTCGGATTATTAACGATGATTCCGTTGAAGCTGTGGTGGAAGACCCCCGTGGCATTCAACGTGCGTGAGGTGATATATGGCAGATTTTGAAAAGGTGGAATATAAATTCCCAGACGAACGCGAGCCTGAAAAGAAGGCTAAAGACGACGTTGAGTTTGAAATAGAGGTTGTAGATGACACGCCCCCGCAAGATAAAGGGCGTAAACCGCTTGAAGAGCCTGTCAATGAAGCAACTGACGATGAGCTATCTAAGTACGATGAAGGTGTTCAGAAGCGAATTAAGAAGTTGTCGCACGGATACCACGATGAACGTCGTGCTAAAGAGGCAGCTTTACGGGAACGTGAAGAGGCGTTGAAGTTTGCCCAACAGATTATTGAAGAGAATAAACGGCTTCAAAAGAATCTTGGCACTAATGAAACTCTTTTGGTTGGTTCTGTTAAACAGGCGGTAGAGCTTGAGTTAGATAAAGCTCGCAAGAAATATAAAGAAGCTTATGATGCTGGCGATGCAGATCAAATTGTTGCGGCTCAAGAAGAATTAACCGCAGCAAAATTAAAGCTTGATAGGGTTAGTAATTTTAAACCCACCCCTTTACAAGAACGTGAAGTTCCTGTAAATATGCAACCACAACTCGCCCCAGCGCCTCAAGTAGATTCTAAAGCACTTGCGTGGCAACGCCAAAATCAGTGGTTTGGAACCGATGAGGAAATGACCAGCTTTGCTCTGGGGCTGCATGAGAAATTGGTCAAAAATGGCGTTGATCCGACTTCAGATGATTATTATGAACGGCTCAACGGTAGATTACGGCAGGTATTCCCCGAAAACTTTTCTGATGGTGTAGAGAAGCAGGAGGAAAAACCGAAACGGACGAGCAGTAATGTTGTAGCCCCGGCTAGCAGAAACGTTGCACCCAAGAAAATCACGTTGACGCAGACTCAGGTTGCACTAGCTAAGAAGTTACGTATCCCTCTTGAAGCATATGCCCGAAAAGTGGCGGAAGGAATGACAAATGGCTGATACTAAAACAGTTGAAAATCGCTTAAACCGCGAATTAGGTACACGCGCTAAAGATGAGCGTCCTCGTAGCTGGGCACCGCCCACGCTGCTGCCTGACCCCACACCTGAAGCTGGATATACCTATCGCTGGATTCGTGTCAGTACGTTGGGTCAAGCTGATCCACGCAATGTGTCATCCAAAATCCGTGAAGGTTGGGAGCCTGTTCGCGCAGAAGACCATCCCGAAATCTCGATGTATCTTGATAATGACAATGCTCGTTTTAAAGATAATGTCGTGGTGGGTGGGTTGTTACTGTGCAAAACGCCAACAGAGATGGTTGATCAACGGAATGCTTATTATCAACAGCAAGCCGAAGCTCAAATCCGATCTGTTGACAATCACTTCATGCGTGAGAATGATCCAAGGATGCCTCTGTTTTCAGAGCGCAAAACCACGGTTTCATTTGGGCGCGGTAATCAACAATCGTAGGAGTTAATCCAAAATGGCTTACCCGACTATCGACGCCCCCTACGGGCTAAAGCCGATCAATTTGATCGGTGGTCAGGTGTTTGCCGGGGCAACTCGCCAGCGTCGTATTGCTACTAGCTACACGACGAATATTTTTTACGGCGATCCCGTCAAACTCGTGGCTGATGGCACTATCGAACGTGCAACTAATACCTCTGACGCACCTAATGAAGGTTTTGCTGGGGTGTTTCTTGGTTGCCAATACGTCAGTGCAGCAACTAAGCAGCCAACTTTTTCGCAGTATTGGCCCGGAGTTACTGTAGCTTCCAACTCAGTAATCCTTGCTTTTATCTGTGATGATCCTGATCAACTTTTCCAAGTTGTTGGTTGTTCTTCTGGAACAACGGTTGATTACACAACTTCTGCTTTCCAATACACCGCTATTGGTAGTAATGTTGCGTTGATCAACAACTACAACACGAGTTACTCCGATACTGGAGATTCTCGCCAAGCCGTAAACACTGGCTCGGAAACTACAACCAAAACTTTACCTTTGCGTATTGTTGACGTTGTGCCCGATACAGCGTTTGTTATTAGTAGCACGACCTACTTCCCTGAAGTCATCGTTAACCCGCTCGGTCACGCAGCGTAAGGAAGGGAGTAAGAAATGGCTATTTCACGCGCACAACTATTGAAAGAGCTGCTCCCTGGTCTGAACGCACTGTTTGGTCTGGAGTATGCAAAGTATGGCGAAGAGCACAAGGAAATCTACGAAACAGAGACTTCCGAGCGTTCTTTCGAGGAAGAAACCAAGCTGTCAGGATTTAGCGCAGCCCCTGTGAAAAACGAGGGTTCTGCAATAAGTTATGACAACGCGCAAGAAGCTTGGACTGCTCGCTATACGCACGAAACCATTGCACTTGGGTTCTCGATCACTGAAGAAGCGATTGAGGATAACCTGTACGACAGCTTGTCTGCTCGTTACACCAAGGCACTTGCTCGTGCGATGTACTACACCAAAGAGGTGAAGGCAGCAGCAGTTCTGAACAACGGCTTTAGTTCGGCAGTTACTTACGGTGACGGTCAGCCTTTGTTCTCGACTTCGCATCCGCTGGTTTCTGGTGGTGTTAACAGCAACCGCCCCGCAACTAACTCGGATCTCAACGAAACCTCGTTGGAAAATGCAGTAATTCAAATTGCTGCGTGGACTGATGAACGTGGGTTGTTGATCGCTGCAAAGCCCCGCAAGTTGGTTGTTCCTCCGAACCTCATGTTTACGGCAACTCGTTTGCTGCAAACCGAGCTTCGTGTGGCTACTGCTGACAACGACGTTAACGCACTGAAGATGATGGGTTCCATCCCCGAAGGCTATACGGTCAACCACTATTT